TATTCTTTTAAAAGTATTGGGTGTGAACTCTCTGGAACTTCAAAGATACTATTTAATTTAATATCCTCTACTAATGGAGTCATTTCTTCTTTGAATGTATAGGTTAGACTTTGCATACGTTTCTTCCATTCCACATAGTTCTCATCACTAAAATCACCTAACCAGCCCTTTTGATTTTTGACAAAGTTTGATAATAGATAATCTTTGATTATGTCCTTGTCTTTATATTTTCTTGATGTTCGTACAAAGAAGTGTCTGTCATTACGTTTCCAAAAAGAACTTCTGGTTACTGAGGATTTACCATTATATTTAACAAAATCATAATCACCTTTTGCAAAGTGTGCTTTTAATGCACAATACATCTGATATACTTCAACTGCTTCCATCATCTACAAAGTTCATATAGGTAATTGGGCTGTCTTGGGAAGGAAGTTTAAATCTCTTGCGTTGGCTTCTATTTTTTCTTTAAGTGCTTTTGTAATAAGACTAGACACTTTATCTGGTTCAATACCATTCTTGTAACAGTACAATAGAACAGCGTCCATATGTGTTATCTTTTTTTCTTTGACTATATTTTCTATTTCTAGGGAAAATACTTTAGGTGTTTGTACTGGTTCTTGTACTGGTTCTTTCACTTCCATAACTACTCCATCATAAAGGGTTAGTGGGGCATTGCACCCCACCAATTGTACTAATTATATTTCAGCACATGCGTAACAGTTGATTTCTAAACCAACAGCTACTTCTTTTACTACAGGTGATTTCCACATAGAATTCACTCCCATTTTAACGGTGAACTTTCTGTTGCTAGGTAGTCCACCAAAAACCCCGAAAAATTATGCTGCTAGAGCATAACCTTCATACGCAAAGTTATCGTTTGCATTTACTTTTTTGACCTATAAAGCAGTCAACCTACAACTCTCCGTTTCACTATACAATACCAGTCGAACCTATTTCGCCCCCTAAATCGGGACTATCTAAATTTGGTGGAGGCGTGGGGTATCGCACCCCAGTCCTGTCTATTTTTCATTCCACTTCAACAAGTCGTATATTATATATACCATAGAAGTATTGTCTGAGTCAATAGTTATTATAGGTTTTTTTATTCACCAGTTATATCGCTTAGTATTTGTTCTGGACTTGTTTCACCATATGGGTCAGTTTCACAATTATCTTCTCTGCCTGGCTCTTCCCAGAACATTTCAACAGTACCATCATTAACTAGAGCTGCATATCTCCAAGATCTTTGACCAAAACTGAGATTGTCTTTTTTAACTAACATTCCCATACCTTTAGTGAATTCTCCAGAACCATCTGCAATAACTTTTACATCTTCAATCTTTTGATGTTCAGCCCACTTGTTCATTACAAATGAATCATTTACAGATATACAATATATCTCATCAATTCCAGTTGCTTTAATTTCATCATAATATTCTTCAAAGCCTGGTAATTGCATGGTTGAACATGTTGGTGTAAATGCGCCTGGCAATGAGAATATTAAAACTCTCTTATCTTTAAAGTAATCGTCTGTAGTTAAATGTTCCCATTTGTATGGGTTATTTCCCTTATGTTCTTCGATAAGAGTTACAGACCTATCTCTAACTCTTATATGGAAAGTAACATTATCTGGAACTTTTCTTCCTATTATCATAATTTTCTCCTTAATTAAAACTTAAATTCTTGCTCAAAAAAAACAACACCATCATCATCTTTATTCCAATCATTTAGATTAGTTCCAACCTCTTTATCCCAACCAAACTTGATAGTGTTTCCATTTTTTTGTTTATATTTTCCAAATAATCTCAATTTACTTTTTTCATCTTCATCTAAATTTAAATCATATTTATAGCCTACAGACCAGCCTGGTAAAGTACTAAAACCTTTTTTCTTTTTTTCTTTTGCTAATGACTGAAATGAAAATAAAACTATTAAAACTATTAAAAAATATTTCATATTATGTTTCCTTATAAATTTTTCTCTTTATACCAATTATCAATTGATTCCTTTAATAATGGAAGATATTCTGTCTTTTCTTTAACAAATTCTTGAACAGTTCCATCTTCTGTAACAACTAAAACTACAAGTTGATTGATAGCTTCACCAGTTCGTTCTTCATACATCTCAGCATAGGCTGCACATTGTATGTAATAGTTTTCAATCCATTCATCTTTCTTTTCTTTCGTTGATGTCTTGAAATCTATAATGGATAATTCGTTATCATATTCTGCAACGCAATCAACTCTTCCAGCAACTGCATACTTATCACTCCATAACCCAGCCTCAAGTTTTCTAATGTTGTCTATACTTTCTAATCTATGAGAAAGTTTTTGAAACATACACCATGGCAAGAAATTCTTTTGATGTTCTTTCCATTGTGTAGGCCAGTTCATAGGCATATTGTTTAGATAATCTTCACACATGTGATGGACTTTCGTGCCACGATTGGCAGCTGTTCTCATGATATGATTTGCCACATCATCTCCAACTCGCTTACGCCACTCCATAATACCTTTTTTATTTCTGATTGATAATACTGTTGTGATTGAAGGGTAGTATTGACCCTCTGGTGTTTCGTAGACACGAACACCTTCTTTGTTTATTGCTGTTATAGCAGGCAACTCTACTGTTTTATGTTTAAATTCCATTATATATACCTTATTTAAAAATCACGAGCTCCTATTTTTTCACCGACTTTTCTCATCCTTGAAACTAATCGTTGAGCTCTGTTTGTTACTTGGCGATACCATCTGCTATCCACCATTTCATCTGCAGCTTGATTCCAGTTCATAGAATCTACACCACGTTTCATACCCTTAAATTTACTTAATCTAGTTCTACCTAGATTAAACATCATGTTTGCTATGATTTGTTGTACTTCTTCAGGCAAGTTTTCAAAGTTATTGTATAGTTTATTACAATCATTAATTACGGACTGAACGTCCATGTCGAAACATTCTGCGACTCTTTCCTTGCTGACGGTAGCCCCAACTGCTTGTCCACTTTCTGAGTCATTCTTAGTAACCAAATGACCGATACCAAAAGTAGGAAGCCCGAGATGGTCAAGGTAAATGACATATCTTACTCCTTCATCTATTTCTAATTGTTTTCTTAATTCTTGTATATTCATTATTCAATCCCCAATCCTAATTTAGTTTTCTGAATTAAATAATTTCTTACAAATCCAGAACGAACAATATCACCGATATCAAATTCTACACAATTGAATTCTTCCATTTCTTCTAGTATTCTTAGGAAGTCGTGTAGGCCATTCTTTTCACTTGTTTTTGATAAATCTGTTTGGCCAAAATCACCACAGAATACAATCTTTGAGTCTTGTCCTACTCTTGTGATAATTGTGTCTAGTTCGTGAAAGTTTAAATTTTGACATTCGTCTACAATAATGATACTGTTATCGAATGTTAATCCTCTTAAAAAAGAGGTAGATAAGAAGTATAAACTGCCTTGTTGTTTCAACTTCTCATATAACATATTAAATGCTTGTTCATTAGGTTGTTGAAACATGAATTGTACCATGTTTGCATAAGGTACTTGATATAGTGCAGCCTTATCTTCCTCATCGCCTGGCAAGAACCCTATCTCCCTTGTGGGTATAAGAGAACGCACCAATACAACTTTATCGTATTTTGTTTGTAAGTTCATCACATCTTGTAATGCAAGATATAAAGATATAAAAGTTTTACCAGTTCCAGCACAACCAAATAGAAACTGATTCTTTTTTTGTTTCCATGTTTCAAATACTAATTTTTGATTATCTGTAATTGGTTTTATAGATATTAAATTTGATGAGCCAATTTCTAACTTTTGTTTTTTAGACATTATCATTCCTTAATAAGAGTGAGGGAAAGACGTGGGTATACCCTTGAACTTTCCCTCTGTGTAGAAGGATATTCGTTTAAAAATATATTTCCTCTACACATGTGTATTTATATTATTCCATGTTTCTTTGCAACGGAGTTAACTTTCTTTTCTCTAACAGTTTTACCATCACCAAACCTATCTGAAAGTGGGCTGTTTGGATGACTCTGTGCAATCTTACTTAGTACTTCTTTCATACCACCATCCATACCTTTACCAGATGGATTACCAGACGCAACATGGTCGCCAACTATAGATGGTGATGTTAATTCTTGTTTGATATGTGGATTATCTTTTAGTAGTATTTGTAGATTATCCCATGAACAAAATTCCTCATAGGTTTCTTTATTCTCGGTGTTGGTCAATAAATAAGTTGGCATAATATTCTCACTATTTTTTATAAAATGATGCTATAGTAGAAGGTGCTTCACCATCATACTTCTGTTCGTCTTTGTCTATGTCTTTTCTCAAATCTGCTGACACATTTATATAATGTCTAAGTTTTTCTTCTGAAGTTTCTGGTGTTATCAATTTTCGCATTTCATGTGTTGTAGTTAAATATACTTTTAAATGTCTTATTTCATCATTTAAAGTTTTAATTCTTTTTATAGCTGTATAATAAGCTTCTGTTAATTCTTTCATATCTTTTTTAAGAGCATCAATATCTGAACTAAAATGATTAGGTTTATTTTCAGCATCTTCTCGCATCCTTCTACCTATATAAGCATTATAAGATTCTCTTGGTTCATCTGACATATTAACTCCTAATAAGGTGGTTTTCTAAAGGATACCACTCTGGTATTGACCTATTCTTCCAACTTACAAAATCTTTCTTTTCTTTTATATAGTAGTTTCTGTATGCAGATATTGGGTCATTCTTAATCTTACAGTAATCTGGC